TTTTTTTTAATGCGGCTATAAATTTTTCTAGTTGTTTATCTTGTGTCATACTATTCCACTTGTGAATTAACTAAAGCCTTTGCTTCTTCCGGCAATGCTTTTGCTAGTGGTGCTATATCTCCTCCGGCTTGTGCAACTTGTTGCATCTGTGCCATTTGTTGTTGTTCTGCAGCTTGTGCTGCGGCTTGTTCTCTTTCTGCGTTTACTTCGTTTTGTGATTTTAATATTTTTTGTGGTACACCAACAATGTCTGCCAAGTGTTTAACAAGGTTATCAAAATTAACATAATCAAATACTGGTGCTACATTAGCAAGACTACCTAATATTTCTATTGCTCTCATAATAGATTGTAGTTCTGAAGATTTTTGTGCTTTAGCAAGTGGTGAAACATATTCTATTTCTATGTCTCTACCAGATAAAAACTCCGGAGCTTGTGGTAACATATTGTTTCTGAGTAGTATTGCAAACACTCTATCAATTAATGGTTTTAATAATTCTGATTGTAGTCTACCTAATACTGGACCAAGTAAT